AGTATATTCAAATAATATATAGCACTTTTTAATCTTAAATGTAAAATATCAAATTAATATTAAGCTATTTTTTAAAGTGGATACCGTTAAAATTTGAGGGTGGATACCTTAAAAAATTTTTAAGCATGAGATCCCGAAAAAACGAAAAACCGCCGAAAATGGTGTTCGTGGAGATTTTTTCATTTTTTGAGGGGTGTCATTCTACCACCCGCATATACCCTCTACCCTGTGTGTGCTGCCAGTATTCTTTTATATCCTGGACAACCCAATATTTATTAACTGTTATTAACTGTTATAACTGTTATAACTGTTATTAACTGTTATAACTGTTATGTAACTGTTAGTTAACTGTTGGAACTGTTATAGAACTGTTATTAACTGTTTTTATTTTAGGGTTGGCATAAAATATTTTTGTTTGTAACTGTTGTTGTGTATTTATATACAATGAGTTACAAATATAAATATCAAGTATAATTTTTTTTTATTATTTTTTTGTATTTATGCCTCTTTTTTTATGGTGAGAGGGTATACAGGGTGTGTGTTCTGGAGAGGTCAAATAGGTGAAAATGTCTGTTTGGTCTTGTTTTCATAAAATACGCTCGGAGAACGGTTTTAAGTACCATTTCAAGTGTAACTTTTTGGTGATTTTTGTATCATTTCAGTGAATTTTTGTATCATTTCGGTGATTTTTTGTATCATTTTGGGTTAAAAGTGGTTGTTTTTGGTTGTTCTGTGTGTGTTTTTTGATGTGTTTTTTGGTTTTTGTTGGTGAAATTGGGAGTACCATTTCAAGTGTAACTTGTTTATGGTGAAAATTTAAGCACACCTAAATTTTGTGAGGTTTATTATGGATTACGATATTAAAGCTAATATTACTACTATTTTAACATTCTTTTTAATGCCTGTATTCGCTTCATTAGGTATTGATGCGATTACTGGTAATGCTATGATTGGTGCATTAGCGGTTCTGATTTTTTATGTGCTGATGTATTTGAATGAAAGGTATTTATCAAAAATCTTCACTAAAGAAGGCTATGATGTTGTTAAGTCTGATGATGTTACTGGCACTGTCATCCAGTCAGGTGAGGATGATAGTGAAGGTGCATAGTCTTGGAGAAGATTCTTGAGCAGCATGAGGACATAATTGATAAACACGAAGACAGGTTGGATAAAATACAAACGGATCTCACTGATATTAAGGTACGGTTAGGTATTAAGGATAAAACGAATGGTCAAGTGGTTAAGTATCAGGAGCAGTTGGTTGCGAATCAGATGATGGAGATTAATGAGAGGAAGGAGAATGATGCTCTGATTCGTAGTGATATTGCGAAGCTTGATGAACGATTATGGTATATTGTTACTGGTATTTTGATTGTTATTGTTTTTGATATTCTTGCTTTGTTCATTGGAGGTATTTTATAATGGCTGTTGGTTATTCCAGGTCGGCTGATGTTGATGTTGATGAGAATGGTGTAGAGATTTCTCCTGATGAACCTAAAGTTTCAAAGAAGACTGGTAAAAGGCGTAATGGTAAGCCGCAGAATATGGATTATCGTAAGATTAATAAGGCTTTGAGGTTGATTCGTAAAGGTTCATATGTTAAGCCTGCGATTGTTGCTGCTGGTTTGAATTATAATACTCATTTGACTTGGATGCGTAAAGGTAAGAAGGGTATTAAGCCTTATGATGAGTATTATGAGAAGATGGAGATGGCTAAAGCGGAGTCTGAAACTGATATTGTTGAGATGTTGCATGATTCTATGGAAACAGGCAATACTGGTGTGATGCAGTGGATGTTGTCAAGGAAGTTTCCGAAGCGTTGGGAGAAAACAGAGCGTCAGGAAGTTAAAGTGGATAATACACAGAAGATTGAGATTGTCAGATATTCTGATGCTAATAAGGATGAAGATAAAGAAGAATGAGTAAATTAATACTTACGGATAAACAGGCAGATTACATCGATGATAAAACAAGGCATTTAGTTATTCTTGGTTCAGCGGGAAGTGGGAAAACTCTATTTGCTTGTATTAAGGTCATTATGTATGCTTTAGACCATCCATCTTGCAGAATAGGTGTTTTCAGACAAACATTACCTTCCTTAAAGAAAACTGCTTGGTTGGAGATTCGTAAGTTACTTGATAAATACAAAATTATTTATAAAGAAAATAAGTCTGATGGTGTTATTACATTAGATAATGGTTCTACTTTATCATTTATTCCTCTGGATGACCCTAAAAAAGTTAGAAGTTTGAATTTGGATTTTGTGTACATTGAGCAATGTGAGGAAATCAGTAAAGATTCTTATGATGAATTGACTTTGAGGGTTCGTGGTGAATGTCAGGCAGAGGATTATGGTCAAATATTGAGTGTGGTTCAGCCTGAATCTAAAAGTCATTGGTTGTATCAGAGGTTTTATATTATTAAGGCTAATGACCCGGATTATAAGGTTGTTCATTTTAGTTATAAGGATAATCCTTACTTGTCAGAGGATGCGAGGAAGTATTATGATTCTTTAAAGGAATTAGACCCTGATAAGTATCGTACACATACTCTTGGTGAATGGATTGTTGGTAGTAAACAGATATTCACTAATAATTGGAGTGTTGGTGTTGATAGAACTTATTTCAATTACTATACTGCAGGTGTAGATTATGGTTGGAATGTTCCATCTTGTTTCCTGTTGTGTGGATGGTATGATGATGAGTGTTATGTTCTTGGTGAAGTTTATGAGCCTGAACTGACTAATGAAGAGTTTTTATCAAAAATACAACATTTATTAATGGAGAATGGTTTATTATTTGAGGATATTGATTGTGTTTATGCTGATGCTGCTTCTCCTGACCGTATAGAAGTATTTAATCAACATGGTTTGTTCACACAACCATCAGTAAAAGATGTTAATGCGAAGATTGAAACTACTCGTGCAACGAAGATTCACATAAGTGAGGCTTGTGAGAACCTTATTCGTGAGATGCCCGAGTATCAGTGGCAGAAGGACCGTTTAGGGAACATATTAGACAAGCCTTTGAAGGAAAACGACCACGCAGTGGACGCTTTGTGTTATTGTTGTTATGGTGTGAGAGGTAGTTTGAGTGAGTATAGTCCAAGTTCATCACTTGATTTGAGTGAGGTGTACATATATTGAGTTTTTTAGATAGATTTAGAAGAACAGAAGTTACTTTAAAAAATGTCGAACCTAATCGTGTTCATAATGTAGGTGTCGATGATATTACCACCACCATTCATGATAAAAGAAGTGAGGATTGGGTTAAGTTTGCACCTCCAAAGATTAAACCTACTATTAAGAATTGTAGGAAGGCAGCGAATTTCCCTACTACTTATGGTATTATCAATAACTTGATAATGAAAACTATTTCTTCTTTTATTGTTGTTGGTGATGACCAGGAGGCTGTGGATCATATCGTTGAAATGGATAAGATTTGGCGGTTGAAAGGTAAGGCTTATGAGTGTTTGTGGAAGGCTATTGTTGATGGTGAACCTTTCTATGAGAAGATTGTTGTTGATGGTCATCATGATTTGAGATTGTTGGCTTTTGATGGTGAGAAGGCTTTAATTAAGAAGATTTATGATGAGAATAGTCAATTAGTTGGTTACAAACAATTGGTTGTTAAGAAGTCTGCTTTGAAGAACTGGAAAGGTATGGAGTTTTGGGAAGACTTCCAGGAAGAAGATATTGTTACTGTTGCTTTTGATGCGGATGAGATTAGTAATCCTCGTTTAATTGAAATAGATGGTAATGGTCAATCATTGGTTCGTAATGTAATTGATATTGCTTATTATATGGATAGTCTTGCTCGTATGATGCCATCTATCGTTTTCAAATCCGCTAATGTTATGGTTGCTACGATTGGTAATGAGAATCGTAAAGAAACCAAGATGGATAAAAAAGCAAGAGATGATATTGCTGATGAATTATCCAATTATCATCGTAAAGGAGTTATTACTATTCCTTATGGTATTGAGTTAGATGTTGTTGGTGATAATGTGCTTCCGAAGATTGAGGAGTACATGAAGTCTTTGAAGAGTCTTTTATTTGAGGGTTTGATTACTCCTGAATCATTGTACAGTAGTGAGTCTTCAAATAGAAGCACTGCTCAAGTGCAGTTAACTGACCCACAAACAGGACACGTGCTTTTCATAGAATTTTGCCAAGAGTTCCTTAAAGAATGGTTGGAAAGAGATTTGATTAATCCTGAACTTGCAAGGATTGGTAAAGAAGAAGGTTCTGCTTATATTAGTTTTATGACTGGTGATGCGAACTTGGATACTAATTATCTTGAAGAGGAGAATGAATCTGAAGAAATAGAGGAAGAATTAGATGGTGAAACAATTACAAACGATAGATGAGTATTATGAGGATGAGGATGATGATTTAACATTTGCTCCTCCTTCATATTTTGAATCTGATGAACGATTAGTGTTAATTGCTGTTTTAATGTTGTTAGAGCAAAGGTATCGTTTGTTATCATCTATGACTCCACAAGATATTGTGGACGAGATTGATGAAATCATGGATTCATTCCAATCTGAATT